GTTGTGCATGAGTATTACTCGTGCACTTCACTCTTGGTCCTCTAGAACAAAGGTGTCTACGCATTGCGTATACACTTTCTAAAACTCTACTCGTGCGAACGTGGGATTCCGGCATTGACGGATACCTTAGTAGACGAGTGGTCTTTTGAAGGTCCTTGATTCTCAGAAAATCCTGTTCACTGCGTACTTTTGTGCGTCTTGATCTGTTGAGTTTTGAAATAAAATTCCTTGGGAAAGAGTATTTGAATCATGAGAGAAATAGCTATTGGATCAACCCCTGTCTGGATGCCGACTGGACGTTCTTTTATGTCCCATGTTGGATTAATTCCTTGTGCGGATGATTGGATGTTTGAAATTGAACCCAGTGTGTCTGAAGCCAAGATTTGGTCTGTTAACCCACAGCAAGTGGTTGCTTATTATACTTCACAGTATAATAAGTCAGTTGTTGTGGATTGGTCAGAGCAAGTTCCTGGCATTGTTGTGAATGGAATGAATGTTCAGATGAAAAATTTTTATGCTAATTGTGTGAATGGACTACCAACTGTGAATGTGTTGTTTGACTTGAATGAACCTGTGTGTGCAGATGAAGTACTTCAAGAATGGGACGCATGGTGTTTGGATGACATTGCTATACATATGCGTGTGATGCTGAAAGACATTGCTTTGATTGCTCAAATGGGAATGATTGATATTTCTATGTTTTCGACTGGACCCTTGGTGAGTGAGATTTGTAGTGTGCTCAATGGTATCTGGGAATATTTGAGTTTGTTGAATGTTGAAAATGAAGTTGTACGTCGTGTGTATGGAGTGATTTCATTTTTGTTGCATTTGGCAGCTGGTGGCATGAATGAGGTGAGTTATGTTCATCATCTCTTGGATTTGTTTGTCTTGTGTGGATGGGAAACCACAACTGTGGCAATCTTAGTACAGAAAGTACTGGGAGTGCAAGGTTCGCTATTACGATCACAGAACCCTCAAGTTGTGGCTCAGATGACAGGTGACTATTCTCCAATTGTGTCACTAATCTTCTGCATCATGTCCATGCTGTATTTCAAAGTGTTGCCAAGTCAGAATGATTCAAAGAGCTTTATGAGATCTTTTGGAGATTTTGGTAATGCTGCGCGTGCAGTTACTGGATGTGATGGAGCAATTAAAGTGTGTGTTAAGGCATTCAAATGTGCGTATGAGTGGTTTGAAGAGAGAATCACTGGTGTGACATCAGGAATGAAAGAGTTGCTGAATGTGGATGAGTCATTGAGTCCATGGATCTCACAAGTCTATGAACTACATGATGAGTTCAAGTCAACTGGACATGTCCTTGATGAAGGAAAGCGTGCGTTGTGTCAAGAACTCCTGGAGAAAGGACGGAAATTTAAGAGAGATCTTTCTATGTTGAAGTTACCTCCAACTTTGTGGAATACTTTTCTTGAAGTATTCATGAAGGCGGAGAAAATGGATGCATATAGAGCTCAATCTGAATTTCTTGATAGTCCCCGAGTTCCACCACTAGTCATATGGCTGTATGGAGAAACGAGTGTTGGAAAATCAACGTTGGTGAACTTCTTGTGTGTGGATTTGTTGACAAAAAGTGGTCAGTGTACAGATCCCGACAAAGTATTTAAACATATATTTTGTCGGAATGTGGAGACTGATTTCTGGGATGGATACAATCCAAATCACAAGGTGGTCATCTATGATGATTTTTCAGCAAAGATTCCAGGTAATGACAAGTGTAGCCAGGTTGGAGAGATAATTCAATGCTCTAATATCATGCCTTTTCCTCTCCATGTTGCAGAGCTGGAGGAAAAGAAGAGTGCTAGGTTTCGTTCGGAGCTTGTCTTCATAACTTCAAATTTGGCAGATCCTGATCTACGAGAAATGAACAATCCCGAGGCAGTGCTTCGGAGGAGAGATTTCGTAGTGAGGGTGAAAGCCAAACCTGAATTTGTGAAGATGAGTCATAAGTATGGAACTGGAAGGATTCCATCTGCTATACTTGATAAGGAGAAAATTCGTCGAGTTTTTGGAACTGAGAAATTGCTTCACACTGACATATACTTATTCCAACTGGAGAATAACATGAATCATGATCCGATGTCCGCGTGGATATCGTATGAGGAGTTGTGTGAAATTCTGTTGGATGCGTATGTGCAAAATGTGAGGCAAGGTACTCGGTACATTGACGAGATGAAGGTCCGTGCTCGAGAAAACATCTTGGCCCAAATGGGAGAATACGAGCGAGTGAGTTGTGAGAGACAGCTTATTGCACGTTTTCAGAGCCCGTTTACTCGGATTCAGGCATTAGGATTTCTTTCACAAGCTGATGCTTTGTTGGATGAGGATGGTGAAACACCAAATTCAGCAAAGTTGAGGCGAATGAAAGGAATTCTAATGACTAGTCTGGCCATGACGGATGGTTTGCCGAGTGATGGTCTCAATCTGGAGTGTGTCAAGTGTCAAGCTGCCAGTTTTGTGACTCGGGGTTGGCATAAACTCAAGCAGTGGTACAACAACGAAACATGCCCACATCAAACTATTGGAACGTGTGAAGATCTAATCAATGGAGTCAAGTCTTATGCAAGTAAGACTTTATCTTTTGTGAGGAGAAACGCAACTTCAATAGTCGTGGGAGCCGTTGTTGGATCACTGTCTGTGTGGATGTTGACTCGGAGTAACAAGAAAGAGGCGGAAGTGACACCTGTGGAAAGGATTGTCGAAGCTCAATCTATGTATGAGAGAGATGGTCCTCGCATGACGAAAGTGATTAGTAAAAGGTTCAAAACCCGGAGTAGAAAGTTGCATGCTGAGTATGGAAAGAATATTGAGGATGCATTGAGTAAACTCTTGAAGAAGAACCAATTTCTGGTCACATGCGAGCGAACAAACAAATCTGTGAATGCTCTCTTCCTTGTTGGAAAAACTTGCCTATTACCATTGCACTTCTTGGAACATCTTGAAAATGGTGAAAAGGTTATATTTTCTAATAAGGAAGTTGGTGTGTTTGCAGAAATGTTTGATGAGAACAATGTGTGTGCTATGGAAGAGACAGACATTGCAGTTTACTCGATTGCTTCTCGTTTGTTGCCAAGTCGCCCTGATGTGCGAATGTTATTCGTACTTGAGAGCGAGTTGACAAAAACGAGGAGAGGAGAGTTTGTATTGCAACATGTCGGAATCAATACCACTCGGATTCAAGCTCGAGGATTGGCACTTGAAGAGATTTTCGATCCTGAAGACCAACCGTTGACATATCATGTACCTGGTGGAGCAAAAGACATAAAACTTGTGAAAGGACATGTTTATTTTGCAACAACACGGGAAGGCCAGTGTGGATCCCCTGTCATATGTGCAAATGAGGGCATTAATGGCTGCATTGTAGGAATACATGTGGCTGGTACTGCCGGAGGCACAAATGATATGGGATTCTCAGCATTGGTTACCCGTGAAGTTGTATATGAACTATGTAATGTAACAAGTGAATTGGAAGCTCCAGATGTCACCATACCATTGAGTGATGTATGTACACCAAGATGTCAGATGGGAGAAGTCCCATATGAGCATATTGGTGTGTTGAATCAATCATGGATGATGACGGGCATGGTGAAAACAATGCTTCGTGAATCTCCAATTCATGATATGGTGACGGTACACAAGACTGCTCCAGCACGCCTGAAGCCATTGGTGGTGAATGGAAAACGAATATCACCTATGGTGGAAGGTTTAGCTGGAGCTTTTGATGAGAACACTCCAATGGATAATGTCTTGTTGGCTGAATGCACACGGTGTGTAGCTGAAATGATTGCAACTCATATCAAGGATGAAGATCTGAGTGTGTTGACAGAAAGCGAGGCAGTAAATGGGATTCCTGAAGAAGAATTTGTTGATGCTCTCAACATGGGTTCTTCTCCTGGGTTTCCATTGTCAAAGTTGTCACCGGGATCTGGAAAGAGGCATTTGTTTGAAGGAGAATTACCGAATGCACAGGTGGGAAATGGTTTGTTGAGAACTGAATTGAATAAAATTGATTCAGCTCTCAATCAACGCCAAATCCCTGAAGTGTATTTTGTATGTACTCTGAAGGACGAACGTCGATCTCTTGAGAAAGTGGCAGCTGGAAAGACGCGGGTGTTTGCAGCTTCAAATGTGGCTCATGTGATTAGATTTCGGCAGTATTTCTTGCGATTTGCTGCCGCATTTATGAAGCATCGGAGACAGTTGGAGCATGCAATCGGAATTGATGTGTACTCTCTGGAATGGGAAATGCTTTTATCTTCAATGAAGGTTCATGGTTCAAAGTGGATGGCACTTGACTTCAAGGCTTTTGACAAGACTATATCAAGTCAAATGATGTGGTCTGTGTTTTCAGTTGTGAGGCAAGTGTATGAAATTTTGGGTCGTGAGTGTTCATATAAGATGGAGGCATTGTTCGCCTGTGTTGCTGAACCTCGTTATATCATATATAATGATGTTTGGCAAATGAACAGGACACATCCGTCTGGAGAGCCCATGACAGCAATTCTTAATTCTATATTGGTCTCTGTACTCTATCGCTATTGCTTTACGCAAGTGGCGAGAAGAGAGGATCCGTTGATGGCAAGTCCTGAGCAGATGAAGCGTTGTGTTTCATTATGCTCATATGGAGATGACAATATAGCAACTGTGCATCCAAAAGTCCCTTGGTTCAATCAGTTATCTCTTGCAGAAGAGATGGCAAAGATTGGAATGAAGATGACTCCAGCACAGAAGAATGCTGTCATGGGAATTTATGAAGATCAAGGAAATGTGACTTTCTTGCAGAGAAAGTGGCAATGGTCCGAGAAGCATGGAGTGCATGTACCACTTCGCGATGTTGGGGATATCGTTGAAATGGTGAACTGGGTGAGAACAGGAAATGATCCGGTTGAGCAAGTGTGCTTGAATGTGGACGATGCTTTGTATGAGTTGCATTTTCATGGAGTGCAAGTGTACAATTATTGGCGCAATAAGTTTGATGTTGCTTTGAGCATGGTAGGAATTAAGCATATGGCATTGTCGTATGCTGAACAACTGCGTGTGTGGAATGTCAGATATAGAGTGTAAATATCTTGTATGTTTGTCAGTCTAGTAGGCTGTATGAAAACTCGTGTAGTATGAGAGGTGATACTAACCTGTGTGCGTGACGTGTACACTTGAATCTTAGTCAAACTGCTGTAGAGAGAGCCTGGGTTAATCTACGGTATGCATTTTACAACAGGCTTCAATGTGACGTATGGCTGAAATAAATGATAAAATTGTTGTGGATAAAGAGAATACTACTCAGTTTGCAGATTCTGTTAAAGCTGAGGTAGTGAATGTTACCCCTCATCAGCAATCTTTTGACGAGTATGTTAAAAGTTGGTCTGAAAAGGGTGATGGAGCAAAAGCAACTCAAGATGTCGTGTCTATGCTGTCCCGTCCTGGCTTGATTAAAACTTTTGAATGGTTGGAGACTGATGCAGATGATAAGCTGTTGACTACTATAGATATTCCTTTAGCAATTCAGAGTTCAAAATTCAAATCTAGTAAGATGAAATACTTTAAGTTTGTGAGGTCTAACTATAAAATCAGAATGGTTCTTAATGCGACGCGATTTCATGCTGGACGACTTTTGGTTGTGTGGGCTCCTGGAGCTTCAATGTGTAGTATTCAAGGCTTGAATGAGGAATCTATGGCTTCATTGTTATGCTTTCCAAGTTTAATCATTGATCCTGCTACTAATCAAACAGTGGAATTTGTTATTCCTTTCATTTCACCATTCTTGTATTATCCATTGAATTCTTATACTGGTGCGAGTGTTGATGCAATTCAGCTGGCTGGACAGGCATTGGGACAGGTAAAGATATTTGTGTTGAATAAATTGACTTCTGGTCAGACAACAACAACTCCTGTATCTGTCTCTGTGTATGGATGGCTTGATGAGCCTGCATTATCAGTGCCTTTATATGCTCAGATGGGAGTGGTTTCAGACACCATTGAGGGACTGGTGGCACCAATGACAGAGATTGTGGAAACAGCAACGGATGCAGCATCAGGAGTTACTAGAATGTTACGCACTGTTGGGCTTTCAAAACCTGATAATATTGGTGCCAATATTAGAGTCACTCCTGTTGTTGCTAATTCTCTTTCATATGGTGTGGGTTCGGATACTATTGAGAAATTGGTAGTTGATCCGAAATGTGCACTAGAGCCCTGTAATGAATTGTTTGGAACAAAGGATGATGAAATGGACATTGTGTATATTGGAAAGACTTGGAGTTTGTTGAAACGAGTTGATTGGGAAGCGACTAAAACAACTGGTTCAGTTCTAACAGATCTACCATTGTTTCCTCCAGCAGATACAACAGCTGGATGGATGCTGCGAGCTTTTAAATACTATTGTGGTAGTGTGCGAGTTCGAATACAGTTGGTAGCGAATCAGTTCATGTCTGGTAGAATAATGGCTTTGTTTGTGCCAGCTCAAGTGACAATTCCTGATGCTACTCCTTTGACAGAATTAGCTGATATGATGTATAATCAAGTGTATGATTTAACAGGAACATCTGAGTCAGAGTTTACAATTCCATATAATGCACCATATCCAGTGCTTCCAACCCCTCATTTTGCGCAAGCTGATTGTCCTGATTATGTAGGCATTGATCAATCCAGTATAGGCAACATCAAATTGTTTGTATTGAATCAGTTGAGAACTACAAAAGCAACAACTGAGATGGCAAAGATCAATGTGTACATGTCTTTTGATGATGATCTTGAGGTATTCTGGCCAACTTTGTCTGGAATTACTGGGAGTAATTTTAATACATCAGTGTCATGGCCACAGCTGGAGTATGAAGGACTAAAGTCTGGAGAAGAATACGATGATTTACCCAAATTGTATCAGTTTCCAACGCCTACAATTGCAACTGTTGTTGCAAATTCTGGTGTCGTGGAGTCAACTGAAGACGACAAAGAACTTGTAGAAGTTGGAGATTATACAATTGAAGAAATCAAGAGAGAGATTCAAACAACTCAACATCAAGCGCAATCTGGAAGATTGAAAGCAGTGAATGTGGATGAGAAAAAGAAGAAGAAAATCAATTCAAAGAAAGTTCTTAATCAAACACCTGAACCTGTTCAGAATTCTCGTATAGAGTCAATGCCTAATCCTTTGTGGGTTTCGAAGCGGGAGCCTGGTTTTGCAGCAAAATATAACTTTGGTGAGAAGATCACAAATCTTCGTCAAGTATTGAAGAGATATAGTGCTGCATACTACATAAAGGGTTTTGAATTGACTGCATCGAGTATTCCGACGAATTCTGGAGCAACATCTGTCATTCCATATATTGTGTTCTCTGTTGGAGCATCACCTTTTGCTGATGAGAAGATGACTGCAGCTGCGGCAACATTGACTACCAGTAATGCTTTCAAAGCAATATCTGCGTGGACATTTTTGTCGTATTTTGGGTGCATTTATCGTTATCAAAGGGGTGGGGTGCGTATGAAGTTTCTGATGGGTACTCAACCAAACATGACAGTGTTTGCTTGTCCTGGTATTCCTAGTACCATTTCAACTGGTGCTAGTGCCAACATCATTGACAATGATTTCATCTATGCTCCGACAGCCAAACTGCTGCCCATTTTACCAGTGTCTGTAGGACCTGGAACAAATCAGAAGAACTATGCCATAAACTCATTCTATGGGAGGAAATGGATGTCCTATCTCTCTGAGGGATGTATCGCATCTTCGTGTGATATTAATCCTAATGTGGAGGTGGAGATTCCATATTACTCTCCATTTATGATGATACCAACTCCCTCTGGAGTTGTGAGTAAGGCATTATGGGCAAAAATGCGGCCTTCTTCGAGAGCATCGTTGATTGGATTGAAAATGAACAGGACAGTGACACTTATGTTCATGATGGGTAAGATCCCTTTACCATCGGCAGTTTCAACCACTTTGAGTTCACAATATTATCAGCCTGCTGTTCCTAACATGACAGTTATGGAATCAGTGGCTGATGATTTCCAATTTGGCTTCTTGACCGGTCCACCAAAACTGGTCACGGTGTCAGTAACTAAGTAGAGTATCGATAGATTGACTCATATCGGC